TTCTACGGGATGGCCAAGCACGCCGACTGTCATACGTTGTTTAAAAAATTAACAGGCAAAGACATGAGATCATTTAAAGACTTGAACGTTTCCTACAAGCCGGAGGACGGCAAGAAACGTTTTCCCGGGGTGGTGGTAAGCATCCGGGAACTGGTAAACTTACCGATTATTGTGAAGGACTTTGAGACGGGCATCAAGACCGAACAGGGCGAGGACCGCTGTATCGTGGCCATTGAGATGAACGGCGAACCGAAAAAGTTCTTTACCAACAGCGAGGAGATGAAGAACATCCTCTTGCAAGTGAAGGATATGCCCGACGGCTTCCCGTTCGAGACCACCATCAAGACGGAAACCTTCGGCAAGGGTCGAACTAAATACATATTTACATGAAACGGGTAGAAGGAACATCCGGGATAAGACTGATCGAGTGCGTGAGCCCGGCACGCAACAGATGGCGCATCCGCTGGGATGTGCAGGAACGTGAAGACGGATCCGCCTCCTACATGGAGGAAAGCTTTGTCGGCAGACCTCACATGGATACTATAAAGTCCGTCATTACAGACTGGTATAATGAGCAAATTGACCGTGAGATACTTTCCGGCTTTCTCTATGAAGGTATGCCGGTATGGCTGTCAAGTGAAAACCAGTTCAATTATAAGGCAGCGTATGATCTGGCCGTACAGACTGGTGGTGCTACGCTTCCCGTGACATTCAAGTTCGGTACGGATGAGGTTCCCCAATATCGGGAGTTCGTCACACTGGAGGAACTGACCGATTTCTACACGAAAGCCATGAAGCATGTTCAGGACACGCTGTCTGACGGCTGGAGGAAGAAAGACGCTTTTGATCCGGAGAAGTACCGGGTGGAATAAATCCTTCGGGGGAGGATAAGAAAAAAGCCCCCGGCCTGTTAAAAGTAACGCCAATCACTTAGAACAACAAGTACGCCAGAGCGCACGACCGGGGGCAAATACCCTCTGTCGCGCTCTGGCTTTTTGTTGTCTAAAAAATGATTGGCGATGCAAAGATATAATTTTTTTGTTGTATGAAAGTGATTGAGATATTAAACTTTAACCGGGAGCTGTTGAAAAGGCTTCAGGCATCCGGAATCCGCCTGGAAGATGCCCGGTATATTGATTTGTATTCAGACTATACCCGCATGTTGGATCAGGGTGAGAAGGTTTCGTATGCCGTGGCCGTACTATCCGAGAAGTACTCGGTGAGTGAGCGCAAGGTCTATGCACTGGTGAAACGGTTCCAGAGTGACTGCAAGACGCTTGCAGTGTGAACAGGTTGTTTTACGCGGTTTACGCGGCTTTTTCTCATTATCTTTGGAGAGTTCCAAATTTTAGGAGGAAAAGGCTATGAATAAGTATTATCGCATCCTGGACAAGATTCTTGCCACGGGAAAGACACAGACCAATAAGAAGGGAAATATACAGTACCTTCTGAACGAGCAGCTCTCACTGACACCGGCGGACCTGCTCGACATATTCGAGGGGCATAATATCGCCCGCAAGAAGCTCCGCAGCGAGTTGCAGTTATTTATGCAGGGTGAGCGCAATGTGGAGAAGTACCGGGAGGCTGGCATCAACTGGTGGGACTATTGCGGCTCTATCCTGGTGAACAGTTACCCGACCTATTTCGAGAAGCTGCCCCCATTGATAGCGAAAATTAACCGGGAGAGGCGCAACAGCAAGAATTACGTGCTTTTCCTGGGCGAAACCGGTGCCGAGAGCAACCAGGCACCCTGTTTGAGTCTGGTACAGTTCCAGTTAGATGGCGGTGAACTGGTTCTATCCGCCTACCAGCGTAGCAGTGACGCGAACCTCGGGCTGCCTTCCGATATTTACCACCTGTACCTGATGGCGCGGCAGATAGAACTTCCCTTGAAGTCGATCACTCTCTACCTGGGCAATGTACATATCTACGAGAATAATATCCCGGGCACCCGTGCGCTGATCGCCGGTGACGAGACGGTCCGCTTCGGGTTGAACGTGTAGTTTGCTGTATATGTCTTGCAGCGGGAACAGTTCATGTTTCCCGCTGTTTTTCGTTTATTCTGGGGACCTTTGCGGCCGTTTTAAAGCAGAATGAAATGAAAAAGATGTATTTGTCCGCCCCGCTTCCTTTCGTGGGGCAGAAACGCATGTTTGCGAGGGAATTTATCAAGGTGCTGGGACAGTTCCCGGACAGCACCGTGTTTGTGGACCTGTTTGGTGGCTCGGGCCTGCTGTCACATATTACCAAATGTGTCAGGTCTGATGCCACCGTTGTGTATAATGACTTCGACAACTACCGCTGCCGACTTGTAAATATCCCGGCCACTAATGTGCTGTTATCCGATTTGCGTCGGATAGCTGAAGGGGAACCCAGAAACAAACGTATAACCGGGGAGGTTCGCGATAAAATGTTTGCCCGTATTGAGAGGGAAGAAAAAGAGCACGGCTACGTGGATTATATCACGGTTTCCGCATCCTTGTTGTTCGCCATGAAATATGTGACCAGTTTGGAAGGAATGAAGAAAGAAGCCATTTACAATAGGATTCGGCAGACAGACTATCCCGAAGCAAAGGATTATCTGGAAGGACTGACTATAACCAGCGAAGACTACAAGGAAGTATTCAAACGTTACAAAGATGTTCCGAGTGTGGTGTTCCTGGTTGATCCGCCGTACCTCTCCACCGAGGTGGGTACTTACAAGATGTTCTGGCGTCTGGCTGACTATCTGGATGTACTAACCGTTCTGAAAGGGCATTCGTTCGTGTATTTCACTTCGAACAAGTCTTCCATTTTAGAACTGTGCGACTGGATGGACCGAAACCCATTTGTCGGCAGCCCATTCAAGGAATGCAGGAAAGTGGAGTTTAGTGCAAGCGTAAACTATCAAGCTAAATATACAGACATGATGCTGTACACAAAGCCGGATGAGGTGTCAGGTATAGCAGCCTAACATTGCATAAAGATAGTGAATTATTTTGAATCTGCAATGGCTTTTAAATGATATTTTAAAGCCATTTAAAGAGGGTTCAAGTGAAAGAAAAACGGTGGGCTTTGATCATGCTGAATAGGACCGCGCTCACCTTTTTTCTTGTACGTGTCGTTTTTGTACTTTTTGAAACGCATCGTTTTTGTTAAGCGGCACGTCTGGTTTTTCCGGATTTACATGTTTTTGAAGTCGATGCTGTCTCTCATTTTTTCCATAATCTTATAATTTGAAATATCTCTTTCCTTCCGAATAAAAGGGTTATTCTTTTTCGGGGGGCAAAAGTAGAGCTTTTAAGTGGGATAGATATTAACAAATGGTAATTTCCGACAGAAAAAAGAAAATTAACTCTGCCAAACTGACAGGCAAGCTGTCACATTCATAAATCTGCTACCCGCTTGAACAATTTGGCACGACGTTTGTCTTTTTATTGGCGTCTGCCGATGAGGCGGATACCAACATTAGAATAATAACAAATAAAAATAATAACGATCATGGGAAAAATTATTGGTATTGACTTAGGAACAACAAACTCTTGTGTTTCCGTATTTGAAGGTAATGAGCCTGTAGTAATAGCAAATAGTGAAGGTAAACGCACAACTCCTTCAGTGGTAGCATTTGTTGACGGTGGTGAACGCAAAGTAGGTGATCCTGCAAAACGTCAGGCTATTACAAATCCGACGAGAACAGTATTCTCAATCAAACGTTTCATGGGTGAGAACTGGGATCAAGTACAGAAAGAAATAGCTCGCGTACCTTATAAAGTAGTAAAGGGCGATAATAATACTCCGCGTGTAGATATTGACGGACGTCTTTATACTCCGCAGGAAATCTCTGCAATGATTCTGCAGAAAATGAAAAAGACGGCTGAGGACTATTTGGGACAAGAAGTAACGGAAGCTGTTATAACCGTTCCGGCTTATTTCTCCGATTCTCAACGTCAGGCTACTAAAGAAGCAGGTCAGATTGCTGGTTTGGAAGTAAAACGTATTGTGAACGAGCCGACTGCTGCTGCTTTGGCTTATGGTATCGACAAGGCGCATAAAGATATGAAAGTTGCCGTATTTGACTTGGGTGGCGGTACATTCGATATTTCTATCCTTGAATTTGGTGGCGGTGTGTTCGAAGTATTGTCAACTAACGGTGATACTCACCTTGGTGGTGATGACTTCGACCAAGTAATTATCGATTGGCTGGTTCAAGAGTTTAAGAATGACGAAGGCGCTGACTTGACTCAGGATCCGATGGCTATGCAACGTTTGAAAGAAGCTGCGGAAAAGGCTAAGATTGAATTGTCCTCTTCTACCAGCACTGAAATCAACTTACCGTATATTATGCCGGTAGGTGGTGTGCCCAAACATTTGGTTAAGACTTTGACACGCGCTAAATTCGAAGCTTTGGCTCACAACTTGATTCAGGCTTGTCTTGAACCTTGCAAGAAAGCAATGAGCGATGCTGGTTTGGGCAATTCTGATATAGATGAAGTTATCCTTGTTGGTGGTTCTTCACGTATACCGGCTGTACAGAAATTGGTTGAGGATTTCTTCGGTAAAGTTCCTTCTAAAGGTGTAAATCCGGATGAGGTAGTTGCTGTGGGTGCTGCTGTACAGGGTGCAGTTTTGACAGATGAAATCAAGGGTGTTGTATTGCTGGATGTTACTCCTTTGTCTATGGGTATTGAAACTATGGGTGGCGTAATGACTAAGTTAATTGATGCTAATACGACTATTCCTTGTAAGAAGAGTGAGACATTCTCTACTGCTGCCGATAATCAGACGGAAGTTACTATCCATGTATTGCAGGGCGAACGTCCGATGGCTGCACAGAATAAGTCAATCGGTCAGTTTAACTTGACAGGTATTGCTCCGGCACGTCGTGGTATTCCTCAGATTGAAGTTACATTCGATATTGATGCCAACGGTATCTTGAAAGTATCTGCTAAAGATAAGGCTACCGGTAAAGAACAGGCTATCCGTATTGAGGCTTCCAGTGGCTTGAGTAAGGAAGAAATTGAAAAGATGAAAGCCGAAGCTGAAGCTAATGCTGAAGCTGATAAGAAAGAACGTGAGAAAGTTGATAAGTTGAATCAGGCTGACTCAATGATTTTCACTACTGAAAATCAGCTAAAGGAATTAGGAGATAAATTACCTGCTGACAAGAAGGCTCCGATTGAAGCTGCGTTGCAGAAACTGAAAGATGCTCACAAGGCTCAAGATTTGGCTGCCGTTGATTCAGCAATGGCTGAGTTGAATACGGCTTTCCAAGCAGCAAGCGCTGAAATGTATGCTCAGAGTGGTGCTCAAGGTGGTGCACAGGCTGGTCCTGACATGAATGGCGGACAACAAGGCGGTGCACAAGATAATAATAAGCATGGTGATAATGTACAGGATGCTGATTTTGAGGATGTGAAGTAAGTATCGATAAATAACGATAACAATAAATAGGAATATAGGGTGTAACTCAATAAGTTACGCCCTATTTCTTTTTGTAGACTTTTCTTTGGCTTTGCTTATTTCTCGGATTTTTATCGTATATTTGTACCATAATTGTACCGACACTTAAAAGTAGAT